CTGTAAGGATTTATGAAAGTAACTAATAGTAAAGGTCCATTTTAGACATATTACTACCAGCAAAACTGTATAAACTTTGATTCCCGTACAACCTGGCGTAGACGGCTGCTTGACGATACCTGTAAGCTTGTGATTCTTTCAAATAAGCCGTGGATGATAACATCAAGCCTGCGGCTTTGTCTTCATCGTCTTCTAACCACCAAGGGGATAGCACCATCGTAGCCTGATCAGGCTTAGTTTTGAAGGTGATTTTGTGTGATGGACCTTTACTATTAGTTACTTTCATAAATCCTTACTGTGCTGGATCTTGATCATGAGGTACGGCTGAGTAAAAGAGTTTTTGTTCCTCGGTTAGATCATCAAACGTCGGTATGATTGTTTCGTCTGTTATGTTATTGGAGGTGTAAATTGTGCTGAATGTGGTTGCGTCGCCTAGTTGTTGGGTTGTGGTGGGTCGTTTCACTGGTAGCTGTGCTAGGTGGATTTCTACGTTGTCTATACGGATACTGTCTACACCTTCTGAACGGCATAGTTTAATAACCCTTTTTAGGTCTTTTAAGGTGTCTAGTTTCACTCAAAGTTCCTTTTTAAGCTAAAACTGTCGTTGTTTGAGTTTGCGTCTGATAGCGTTAACCATATCGTGTTTATCTCTATCGATTGACTCAGAGTCTTCATTGCTATCAGATGGTTGTGCTAAGTCTGGTGCCTCTTCAGCGAAGTTTTCTTTCAGCACATGGTTTTCATTCCGAGGGTAGTATTCATTCGGTTGTTCTTTAGAGCTAAGGCTTAAATCGACTTCCCCGCCTTCAGCATATTCGGCTGCATGGTCTTCATCCATAGCACCTGAGTCGATCATCGCATGGAGTCTGTTACGTTTTGACATGATAGCGGATGCTACCGAGTCATGATGTTCGTCTGCTAATTCATCTTGTCCGATTTCGCCGCCTTCAGCCCAATTAACCCCACCATTGAAGCCTTTAGTGAAATCTTTAACTTTATTAGGGTCTAGAGGGGCTGGTTTTACTGCACCGCCATCTGCTAGCATTTCAGCTTGGTCTTCCATGATTTCGTCGTCTGACGGTTTTTCTTGATCGTTATCGGATTCTAAGTCGGATGGGTGTTCATCGCCGTCTTCTTCGGCTTGATGGCTACTGAATTTGTTATTAATTTCGCCACCTTCAGCCATTCGTTTCATCTTCATACTTGGTACGCTAGGACCTTTCCTGTCTGGCCCGTTTTCATTATACGCTTGTGATGGTTGTGATTCTGGGTTGGCTGGGGATTGTGAAGATTCTAGATCATCTTCTTGATCCCTGAGTCTTACACTGAATGCATTAGTTGGTACCATTTTAGGGTGCTTAATAGGCTGGGTTTTAGGTTTGGGCACCATTGGGTTTTCGGTCCAAGTAGATGTTTTTAAGGCTTTTTTTCCTGAATTTTGTGACACATCTTGGGAATCATTATGGCTATCATCAGGCATCGGTCGGGATTCTGTTTTAGCAGACTCCGCCACTTTACCACCATTCGCCATTTTTTTAGGCTTACGTTTAACGGAGTAGGCTATAGCTAATGATTGGGAAGGTGATTTACCTGCTGACATTTCTTTCTCCATATTTTCTTTGAAAGCTTTTTTTGATTTAGATTGGATGAGTGGCATTATTCTTCACCGGCTAGTTTGTTTTGTGCGTCGTAAGAATGTGGGTTGGTATGCTCATCTGTCTCAGGGTGCGGACTGGACTCTAAAATATCGAAAGCATCTTTCATAGCATCGGCTACACCTTGTATGTCCCGGCTATGTACAGCACGGATCAATGAGTTAGCACAAGCTTTGATTGCTGCTGCTGGGTCATCTGATTCAGTATCGTTTTCGGGTTTTTCATCAGGTGTGCGGGTCTTCATTACGATGCCGGCTGCCTGTTTTTCTCGGTTTTTGAGGAATGGTAGCACTTTGGCCTCCAAGGTCTACTTAGAGTCCTGATGTCCTGTTTTCAGGTGTTTTCACCATTTAACCACTTAGAATGCTCTTGTTCTTGCATTAATCCGTCTAATTCTGCTTCAAACATCGTTTTTTGTTGTGCGTCGGCCCATTCTTTCGTACCTGGGTAAAGCTTCGGTTTAGTATCTGGTTGGTACGCGTACGCAGGACTTAGTTTGAATGCGTACAGTACGCTGTCTACTATATCGCTATGGAACCTATCGCTTACTTTTATACGTTCTGGGGTTGATTTATCCCTATCGATTTCAACTAGATAACTATCATGTACGAAATGACTGTTTTCTCTTGCTTTGAAGTGTCCTCGTCTCATCGCGTCATTCAAGAATGCTATGTTTTCCATTTTCCTGGACTTTTCTGCGGCTTCGACAGGTATTTGATGTCGTCTCACCATCTCTTCACCTATCTTTTTTCCTAGACCCCCCATATCCATCACTATCTTGTACACATCGTACCGCTTCATCAGCATCTGAGCCTGCTCTACAAGCTCTGTGATCCCTTGTTTAGCTGTTACCAGCTCCTCCACTAAGTAAGTCACTGGTGTCGTCTCCGCCCATGCTAGGATACATAACGCATCAGCATCCTTGAACCCCACGTCTATCCCTAACATGTAGTTCCATTTATGATTAGACGGTAATTCATGGTAGTTATTCACACTCGCGTTGTATTGTAAAACCAGGGAGTTGAGGTCTAACACCCACTTACCAAACCACTCACGTTGGATACTAGGATCGGTTACAGTTACTCCTCTACGTTTCAATTCCCGGTCTAGGATTTCTTGGTGGGTTTTACCTGACTTAGAAGCGATATGCGGGTTATCCCAGAATGTCCATGCGTGTTTACTCCAGTTCTCATTCTTTACGGCACATTCGTGGAAGTACCCGTTAGGGACGGGGGAAGGTGTGCCTATCAAGCATAGCGAGCCTGCATGATCCATCAACGCAGGTCCTATAACGTCATCTATAAGGTCTTGGATGTATTCTTTAAACGATTGGCACTCATCGATGTAACAAAGTTTAAGTGCAAGCCCCCGGAATTTCTCGATTTCTGATTGATCCTTTGCTCCTGACAGATAGAGTGTTTGATCCATTAGGAAAGGATAAAGACAATTCAGTCTCATCTGTCATGCCCGATAATTTATACTTATCGTTGATATTCAATAATTCTTTCCAGATGATCTTTTTGGCGTTATTCCTGGATAAAGTAATATATAGGCTGGTTGTGTTCGGGTTATTGATACAAGTGTGGATTAAATGAGCCGCGCATGAAATAGTTTTCCCCGCCCTACGACTACATACAGCGGCTTTGAATGGCTCAGGATCTTCTACGAAAGCCAGTTGTTTATCGAACAAGAACTGTGATAAATTGAACTTTCGTCCATAAAACTTATCTATCTCGGTCGTCGTTGTCGGTGCTGGCTTTTTTAGTTTGTACTTCATTTTACTGATAAACTAGATACGTTGGCTAATGGTACTAATTCCACGTGCTTACCGATAGTTACGACTAAAAAACCGTCTTCTAGCCCCAACTGGATTTTTTCCTTGTTCACAGGGGAGCCAGCTACTAAGGTTTTGCCTAAATCCTTCACATTAGCGATGAACAACCCATTATGGAGGGTAGCTTTTAAGACACTATACTTTCCCATTTTCACCTTCTAGTTTAGCTTTTTGACTGTCTAATTGTTGACGGGCGCCTGCCTCACGATTCACATTCTCTAATCGTTTATTGAGTGCATCTAGCTCGTTTTGGTAGATTTTGAGTTGATACTGTACCTGGCCTGCATTCCTACATAGATTGTTGTATTCTGTCTGGATTTCTGGCATTTCTCTTGGAACTGATAGCTTTTTCGCCATGTTTACCTCTAGTATTTAAAAGGGTTGAATATTGGTTGGACTTCGAACTTCGTTAATAATGATTCACCTAATGTAGTTAGGTGGGATACTGATGTCGGGAACTGAGGGACTAATGATCTAGCCACCCCCCTGGTGCGCCATGCTTTTTTCACATACACCCAGTTGATCACTTGGTAATCACTACTGAGTATGCTATACCCTATGATTATGTTAGGGTCTTCTTTCAAACATGCGATTTTAATGACTGTGTGCACCCCGGATAGTAAGGTCTGTACTACCGGTTTGTAGTTGTCTACGAAGATCTGTTTGGGTATTTTATTAAACAAAGTATTCCCGTAGTACAAACCTCGTATAAACGTGGCTAGTATAAAGCTTTCATCACTTGGGAGTCCATCCCTAACATCATAAAGCCCTATAAACTTATCATTCATTTCATCACCTGGTATTTTTTAAACATAAGGTCTTTTAAGTTCGTGATAGTGTAAAATATTTTGTTGCGTCTTGTGTCTTTGACTTTAGCTTTTTTTAACACGGTTTCGATTTCCCGGATGCTTAAGCCCTCGGTATGATATTCCCAGATAATACGTTCGACATTACTGGTGAATTGATGATCGTTCAGGAAAGAGTTGGCTAGATAAAAATACTCTTGCAAGGCTTCAATATTGACCGGATGTTTAGCATGTTTTGACCTAGAATACATGTACTTAACGTATCCGTTTGCTTGTTCTATATCTTCGAATCCAGATTTTTTTAGTTTCGTGTACCAGATTTTCTTTAGTTTAGCATACTCATTGGGGGCTCGCTTGAGGGGTGGCATTTGGTGTTACCGTAGGTTGCGTAGTGGCTTCGACTGGTTGTGATTGGGCAGCTTTCTGGGCTTCTTGCTGCTTTATTTTAATATCTTGGAATACTTGGGATGCGACTTGGTTGGCGGCTGCTTTCCGCATACTACGGACGAAGTACTGATCTGGCACAGAGCTAGTTTGTGGTGGTAGATGCATGATTTGAGAGGCTAACGCAAACTTCATGGAATCAGAATCTGCAAACTGACCAGATTGGAGGATAACTCGATCCGACCATGTGTTGAATTCAGACATTCCAACCGGCAACCTGCGAGGTAGGAAGCTGAGGGATTTGGTTAATATTCTGTATAACAGGTTTTGTAATCGTTTCATTCTGAGTCTCCTTCTTGATCTCATTATGAGACGGATTTTTAGTAAAGTCAACAGGTATTTTAGGGATTTCTACGATCGTTTGACTATAATGACCATAAGTTTTGAAATAAGCTTCTTGGTAAGCTTTAGCAGCCGCGATTTCATTCTTGAATTGCCCTATATATAGTTTTTTCAAGGGTTTACATCGGTACAAGTGTACAATCCATCTTCTTGCCCGCTTACTCCAAGATAGCCCATCATACTTAGATTTAGCACGTTTGCAACGACCGCTGGATAATCTTACTTGTGAGGAAGTTATTCTTATCTTTATACACCATCCGCATACCTTTGGGGGTATCTTTCAAATGTTTATGTAGAGGGATTTTAGTCCATTTTCCGTTTATTTTTTCTGCCCGTACGACTGGGTGGTTAGTGCGGGTATTTTTACGATCTATGAACCAGGTGAATTCAGAGATTTTCATGAAATCTTCATCATCCACCATCACTATTTCACCTGTTTTTAATTTAAACGTGACCATTATACCTCCGCTAGATTACGACCTATTTTAGGAACAGCTTCTAAAGGCACCCCTGGTAGTTCAATCGTATTCTCCATAGCATCCTGTAGCAACAATCCTACATTCTCTGCATCAGTTTCTTTACACTCAACGACTAAACTATCATGTACCTGTACAACAATCTTAGCATCTATGTCTGCGAGTTGGCAATGGGTTTTGAATGTAATAGCTGCCCTGTTCACGATTGATGCACCTGTGGATTGTATACGATGATTCACGGCTAGATTCAACATGTTACGGGCTGAATATGGCAAATCGACATGTTTTTGATCCCCGTATAGTTTTGAGATTTTTTTGGCGTCTGGCATACGTCTGAGTCTCCCAAACAAGTTGGAGACTTGCCCTGTGGTTTTCGCTTGAGTGTGGCTTTCTAGCATCATTCTTCGAACCCCCGGAAATTTCTCAAAGTAGTTATCAATGTCTTGCTGAGTATCTTCAACACTTTTTCCAGTTGTTGGAGCGAGCTGCCGCGCAGTAGCTCCGTACGTTGAAGCAAGAGCAATAACCTTACTGTGGTCTCGTAGTTTTTTATACATGATACCAAACGCATTAGGAGAACCTTCTTTTTGCGGGATGCAGTCCGTTTTGTCATATACTTCCATTCCGATGACTGAGTAAAAGTCATCTGTTCCGTTAAATGCTTCCATTAATCGTTTATCTTGACTCATATAAGCGAATACGCGAGGTTCTAGTTGTGAGTAATCTGCTCCTACGAAGACTTTCCCGGGTCTGGCTACCACGCATTCTTTAACGCGCTTATCGTCTCTGGGTAGGTTCTGGAAGTTAGGGGTACGACTAGCATACCTGCCTGAGGTGGTGCCTGCCTGGAGGAACTGTGGACGTATTACCCCGTATTGCAGCTTTTCTTCGATGCTTTTTACATAGGTTGTTAGGATTTTATTCTTACGTTGGTACTCTAATAGTTTTTCAACCCATTTGAACCTAGGTGCATGCTTTTTTAATGTGGTTTTATCAACACCTATGTATGCCCAAGGCTCTTTGATTTTTTTAGCCCTAACAATCTTACCGTTGATCGTGGCCCCAAGCTGGTATATTTCACCCACGCTGGCTAAGCATTGTGAGATGAACGCTCGTCTAGCTACGTTAGTGTAAGGCAGGCTTAGCCCTAGGGCTTTGCATACGTTTTTACCCTCGTTCGTAAGGGTAGTATACTCTAGCTCCAATTTACCGAATAAAAGCCACGAAAGCTGTACATTAGATCCTATGTTGAAAACATTCTTTTTAGTCGTACCTGGGTACTTGTCTTTTATGTGTTTCGCTATCTCGGTAGAGATATAATCTTTAGCTTCCATGCACTCAGCTTGTAGTGTCTTTTTCAACAGCATCAATTTTTGGGTGTCTATGACCAACCCAGTAGTGTTGAGTTCATAAGTCACGAGTTTGAGTAGTGGCATAGCTTCATCCTCGTAAAAAAATTTATCTAATTTTTGGTCTATTAATTCTTCCACTAAAATATAAAACAGCTTATAGGTTAACAAGGCGTCTTTGGCTCCATATTTACCCATGATAAGTGGGTCTGCTTTATACATTTCGTAGTTAGCTTTCGTTAGTTTTGCCCCATTAGCTAATGCGGAGGCTTTCATCTCGGCTTGTTCATCAGCCGAGTCTTCGCCAAAATATTGTTTAGCGAGTTCTTTCAACCCAATCCTACGATTTTCGTCTAGTAAATGTGCAAGCACCATAGTATCGGTATGTAATGCGTCTATAAGTTTAACCTTGAAGTAAGCTTCCGCCATTTGGCAATCGAATACCGCGTTATGCATAACTAGTTGTTTAGTCGTTAACACTCCTAGTAATTCTTTAGATGCTGCTATATTTTCTTGATGGTAAACCAAAGAATTTGTTGCAGTATCCCATTCAGCCAAAACCACATAGTAGGCTATGTTTTCTTCAGCGCAGATTGAGTACCCTATGATTTCGTGTTGGGCCGTTAACCCTGTTGTTTCACAATCGTATGCG